CGGTTCACGACGCCCTGCGCAGCCTGCGTGTAAACCGCGTTCTCTAGTTCGCGCATCTGGGCGCTGTCCTCGGCGTAGCCGCGCAGACGACCCACGGTGCGGATCTCGTTCAGCGCCACGCCTAGGTTGGTGTTGTATGCGCCGGTCGGGAGCCCGTCGGTAGTGATGGCATCGCGCTCCTTGTAGTCCTGAATGGCAAGGTTGACGTATTGGTTGGCTCGGGCGGTAGCCTCGTTCCCAGCGTAGACCTTGACCTGCTGATCGCGGTGCGTCTGCACCTGCGCCTGGAAGGTCATCATGTTGCGGGCGAGGACGTTCTGATAAAGCCGCTTCTGGCCCTCGTTCAGGCGGTCCATGCTCGCCTGTCCGGCCTGAATCAATTGCTCGTTGACGCTGACGTATGACGTTTCGGCGTCCTTGCCGGCGGTGTTCATGTAGCCGTTCTGGCCCCGCATGATCTCGTTGGCCTGTTGCAGGAATGCGACGTCGCTTTCCTTGGCAGCGGCCTCGTCAATCTGGTCCTGCATGGCGTCGCCGATGCTGAACGCCGTCATGCCTGCGCGGGTCAGTTGCTGGCCGAACTGCTGGACCTGCTCGCCCGTGTAGTTGCGCATGGGCTCCACGGCGGGAGCCTGGAACTGGCCAATGTCACCCCCGCCGGGCGGGGTGACTTGCGGGACGAAGGTGGTCGGGACGGTTGGCATGGGTACCTCAGAATCGTTCGGTGGCTACGCCTTGCAGCAGTTCGTCGATGCGCTTGTTGCGGGCCCAGTTGGCGCCGATATCGACCGCGCTTCCGAGCAGGCTGGTAGCAGCCCCGAAGCCGGGCATGATCGTGCCGGCTGCGCTCGACAGGTTCCGGCTCGACAGTTCGGCCATCGTGGCCTGCGTGCCGAGGTTGAACGCCTGCAACCGAGCAGCCTCCTGCGCCCGTACGGTCGATGCGTTGATGGCGAGCCGGTCGATCTCCTTGACCAGGTCCATGCTGGCGACGACTTCCTTGGCCGAGCCCTGCCCCAGCGCCACCCCACGAGCAGCCATCGCCGTGCGTGCCCCGGCGCGAGCCTGGCCCGCCCGCATGGTGTACTGGCCGGCTGCGGCCTGACCCTGCTGACCAACCTGCGTGGCGGTGAACTCGGCTGCCCGACGGTTGATGCGCGTCATCTGCGCGGCGAACGCCGCGTTCTGCGCCTGCATCTTGAGCTGATTCTGCTGTGACTTCAGCGAGTAGTACGAACCGATGGCTCCGGTAAACGCGCCGAAGATTGACGCGATGTTGCCGCCGATCTGCAAGCCCTCGGCAACGCCTGACCAGTTGATCGAACTTGATTGCGGTGGCGCCATTTGCGCACCAAAGGTGCTGTACCCGGCAATGAATTGAGTCTGTGGGAATGCCGTCATCGTCAGTCTCCTAGCACGACCTCAAGGGTCAGACCCACGACCGTCAGTGGAAGGGGGTCGGCTTGCCGAATGTAGACCTGACCGCCTGCTCGCCAGGCTGGCTTCAGGTCAACGTCGATCTCGTCGGACTTCAGGCTCGGCGGGGTGCCGTAAGGCTCAGTCGTGCGCTGCTTGGCCTCTACCAGCCGATCCGCCGTCGGGCCCACGAAGATGCCGCTCGACTTGAACACCCGCAGGTACGCCTTGTTGACGTTCTTATAACGCCCCTGACCGTAGCCGTCGATGCTCATCACCGCCGGCAGGGTCTGTAGATCGCTCTCGTAGGGCAGGCCGACGTGGATCAGGACTGCGGCCCTGTCGAGGCTCACGGTGCCGCTGGAGACGGTTTCCTGCGGCTGTACGGCCCCGTCAGCGAGGATGCTGACCGTTGCCCCCTCCAAGTGCGCCAATCCGCTCACGCTGTCTCGTGCGAACGCCCAGACGGTCGTGGCGGTGTTGCGCAGGGCGACGGGCAGCGTCACGTCTACCCGTGCCGTCGCCACCGTCGTGCTGCTCGTACCGATGATCCGCAGGCGGTACTTGTTGCCCGCCGAATCGGTCAGGACGATGGCGTCATTGACATCGGTCGTGGCCGGATAAGCGAAGATCGCGCTGCTAGCCGTGATCGTCAGCACGTCGGACGGACCCCAAGTCGTGCCGCCAGAGACAGTTACGGTCGTTGCCGTGGTGTTTGTGCCGTCGTACGTCAGGCCCGCGTCCACAAAGAAGCACGCCTCAAGGGTCGTGATCTGCCGGCTAGCCATCCGCTCGATGTAGCGCACCGAGTTGCCGTTGATCGTGCGCTTGACGACCACGTACACGCGGTCCTCGTTGCCCTCGGCCACGGCGGTGCATGATTCATACAGGCCCAGTGTGTCGTGCTGCGCCCAGGCGCCGATCTGCTGCTCGGGCATGTAGGTCAGGCTCAACAGGTTGCCGTTGCTGCTGACGAACCACAGGATCGGCTGCGGGCTCTTGCTGTAGCACATATCCACCAGAGTCAGGTCATCGAACAGGTGGGCTGCCCGGATGGACAGGTCGCCAGTAATAAACCCGCTTGACTGCCACGAGTAGCCGAGCTCGCGCACGTGACCGCCTCGGGCAGCGCAGTACACGACCGTGTTGTTCACGATCTCGGGCTGGACGTCGTTGGCACCGATGTACGACTGCGGGCGCACGCTGATCGTGGTCGGCGTCAGCGCATCGGAGTTGATCGGGCTGACACGCCATTCCGCGCTGCTGGTCATCAGCAGCAACTGCGTCAGCGGGACGATGTGATTGATTGTGTTGAGTTCGCGGGCAGCCACGCGGATGCTGATACGGTCGCTGTCCTTGACCGGCAACGAGTACGACAGGTCGCTCTCCGTGCCCGAGCGCGTCATCCAAATCGTCTGCGGCGCGTTGTTCGTGCCAGCGAAGATGCGCCGCTGCTCGAAGTACGACACCGAGCGCGGGTAGTTGTTCGCGCTGCTGAACGGGGTTTCAACGATGGGCGGAGTGATGCCCATGTCAGGCGCGATGTTGTCATCGTCAAACGACGTGGCAGCCGTCTGCCCGATGTATCCGTACAAACCGCTCTGACGCTTGTACACGTTGTACCGGAGCGCCCCCGCGACTGCGCTCCAGCTGATCGTGTTCTTGGCGCCAATGGCGTTCAGGTTGTTGATGACGTTGCCGCTCGGGCTTGCCGCGCTCTCGTCCACCGCGTTCTGCGCAATGGCCGTCACGACGTAGTAATTGTCGAAGTCGAGGCTCTTGTCACCGAACTGCACGAACCCGCCGCTCGTCCAGGCGGTGTAGGCCGTCGTGTCAACCGGGACGCCAGTGTCGTACGCCTTGACTGAGAACGTGTTCGTGGCCGGCGTCGTGTTGACGAGGTAGAACCCGCTCAACTGCGTCATCGTTCCGCCGTTGATGTACACGCTGTCGCCGATGGCGAACCCGTGATTGCCGACCGTGGTCACAACGCCTGGGTTGGCGTTCGTGATGCCCGTGATGTTCAGCGCATCGCCTCGGCTAGCCGTGACCGTCGGGGTTCCAGGCACTGCGACCGGCGCGACGAACGTGATCGTCGTCAGGGTCCATGTCGTTGCACCAAGGCGGCGCAGTTCACGCGGCGCGTGATTAGGGTGCACGAGCGTCAGGACGTCGCCCGACTGCACGTAGTGGATTGAGAACAGGTCAGCCTCTTGGTACGGCGACGGGATCTCGTAGGCGCTTGACGGCAGCGGATACCAGTACGTGGCGTTGGGCGGCGCGTTGCCGGTCGTGGCAGCGATGCAGTAGTAGTTCGTGCCGCCCGAGGACACCAAGTCACCCACCACGTAGGCGGTCGCGCCGTTGTAGGCAGCCGGCGAACCAGCCTGCAACGTGCTGCCCTGCGTGTGGAATCGGATGTAGCCCTGACCAAATTCAAGCACCATCGTCTGCGTCGTGCTGTACGTGAACGGCAGAAGTCGCGTGCGCTTGGTGCTGTCCTTCACCGTCGCCACGTACGTGGTACCGGGGCGGTTCTCTGCCGGCCCCTGCGGGGTCGGGATGAAGTTCCGCATCTTGGCGGCACCAGTCTGGAACTTGATGTCATCAATACGCCCGAACATCTCCGGCGACAGTTCGCCGCCAGCGAACGACCTGTTGTAGATGCGGGTGCTTGGCATTGGTCAGCGTCCTGCAATCCAGCCCGTGATGTGTTCCGGCTTGATGTTGCGCTGATTGGCGTCCGACATGCGGGCCTGCTGCAAGTACGCCATCATCATCTGCGCCTGCCGCTTGCCCTCAGCCGCGCCCTGATCGCCCTTGATGACCGGGCCAGCAAGCATGGCGGCGAGGTGGTGCGACAGCGCCATAACGAACAGCGGGTCGAACTTGGTCGGGTCCGTGATGAGCGCCTGGTATCGCAGCAGCGCGTTCTCTTGGTCGGTGTACAGCACCTTGTTGCCGAGCGTGTCGGTCTCAATGCTGTAGGGCTGCGGCACGTAGCGCCCGGCAGCGACCAGCGGTGCGTAGTTGTGCAGGAAGTCTGGGGTATCGCTGGGAACGAACTTGGCCGCGTAGTCGTTCTCGGCGTCGTGCGGCAGCACGCTGACGGCAACCATCATGTTGCCGGGGCAGGCATAGGCGTACTTCCACATGGAGTACGGCATCGTCACCTGCGCGAGCAGTGCGCGACGGGACGCGAAGTTCCAGGCGTGCATCTGGAGCAGGCTGTCCCGGGCGATGGGGTAGAACCGGGCACAGTGCTCGGCCTGCGCTGACCCTTCCGGCGGGTCGATGCTGGCGATGGAGGCATCGTCGCCGAGGTGCGCGAGTGCCAGATTGCAGATCTCAACCACGCTTGCCATTCGATCCTCCTAGGAAAAGAGGGGCGCCGGGTGTTTAGGCCGACGCCCCTCCAGAGTCACATGCGTCGTATCAGTCCGCCGTGACGGTGGTCTTGGCTGGCCGGCCTCGCTTGGGTCGCACCACAGGCACGACTTCAGGCTGCTCCGGTTCGCGGGGCGCGTCGAGCGGCTCGACGTTCCCGTTGGCAGGACCGTTGTACTCGAAGACTTCGCCCTCCTTGCGGAGGCCGTTGTCGATGAAACACGTCACGAGTGCGCGGACTTTCATGTCAGGTCACCGAGAAGCCGCTGGCGTAGAACTTGCGACCGTCCTGGATGTCCATGACGACGTAAGCGCACACGCTGCCAGTGGTCGGGGTGCTTCCGATCGTGGTGTACCGAGCGCCGATGTACCGCTGTCCGGTAGACAGGAGCTGCGGATTGAAACGCACAGCGAACTGCGCGTTCGCCGTCAGGCTTAGCTGCGGAACGGGTCCAGAAGAACCGATCACAGTCACGCCGGTCGAAAGAGCGTCGTTCGTTGCGCCAATGATCTCGAACGTCAGCGAGGTCAGGGTGTTGTATGCCGCAACGCACGTGAAGATCATAAACAGATCCGCGCCTTCGCCAATGTCACGGGCGACCGAAAGGTCAATCGTGTTGGTCGAAACAACGGGCGTACCAGAAACAGGAAGCGCCGCCTGTCCGGTTACAACACCGGACGCCGGGACGGTTCCAGAGACGACGAGATTGTTGTCAAGAATCATGGTGAGTTCCTTCTTTCTTGTTGATGGGAGCTATCAGCTGACCACAGCTTCGGTGTTGATAATCGCGTCAACCCTGCGGCACGGAACGCCCTGGTAAGTCAGCCAGCTGTACGGCGTGCCGAACTGCGAGAGACCGTCGTTGACCTTCAGAACTGCCTGGCTCTTATCGAGCGCAGCAATCGCAAGGCCGCTGTGGACGGTGCGGTTCATGTAGAACGCGGCCCGACCCATGCCCATGTTGGGGATGCGGTACAGGGCGCGGCTCATCAACTTGATGATCGCGGTCCCAGCCGTGGAAGCCTGCGTGACGGTCTGCGCCATCAGGTCACTGATGTCGATGTTGCAGATGCGGACCACATAGCGCCAGTCCTTGACCACCAGACCGTTCTTCCACTGGTAGCGGGTGGCATACGCCTGAAGACGGGTGCCATCGCTGTTGTAGACGGTCTGCTCGCCGAGGTCTTCGTGGATCAGGCCGGCGCTGCTGCCCTTGGGGAAGGGGCAGTACACGGTCTGGTCACCCCACACGACGAGGTAAATCGACGTGT